AATAAACACTACAGATACAGTAGTATTGTAAGTACGGTTGACTGTCAATCATCTACTTATACATCTAGTGTTACGTGAGTCATCCCATGATTCCACGTCCACTCAAGTAGCCCATACGGGGGGACCCTATAGCCACAGTCCACAAGTAAATTAACAATCATAAGTAGATGAAAGAAGGATTTGAGATTACAGTTGTTTACTAGATTAATGGTGAGTGTGTGGATAACTTGTGGATAACTCTGTGTATAACTTTAATTACTGCAATTAGTCATCATTTAACTTTACTAAAGTGGATTAATCAGCTATACTCGAACTTAGTTCATTACTTAAGTCTTCATGAGTAACTGACGATAACCTCCATCACCTTTAAGGTAATCATTTAGATTATCCCTAGTACGTCTTTCAGGGCGAACTCGGCTTGACTAAACAACTACCAAGACTTGGCTTCGGAGGCTGACTTCAAAGTTGTCATATTCTACTTAAGAAGACTTAAGTACTTTGTTATAATAACTTTAGCCCTTTAAGGAGGATAACTAAATGGTTGATAAAAGAAAAAGCCTACCTCAACTCTTTAAGAAAGGAGTTGGCGGTAACCCTGCTGGGAGACCTAAAGGTTCTGTTAATAAATACACTCAACTTGCTCGAGAACTCTTAAGCTCTAGAGGTGAAGAGATTGTTGAAGTGGTCATTCAAAAGGCTCTTAAAGGTGACGTACACTGTCTAAAGATGTGTATGGATAGAATTGTTCCTGCTCAGAAAGCTGTAGAGATTAAGCACACTAAAGCTGATACTGGGTTGGTCATTAACGTAGGAACGTCTGAACAGATTCAAGAGATGGCTCAGGTACTAGACCCTGAAGATGTTAAGACTAAGTCTGATGACCAAACAATAGCTGAGGTTGACTAGATGGGTACTTTAAATGTAGAGCTTCACCCTGCACAACTAGAGATATTCAACTCAGATAAACGATTTAAGGTTGTATCTGCTGGAAGACGCTTTGGTAAGAGTAGATTAGCTGCTTGGATATTGTTGATTAAGGCATTACAGTCTGATTCAAAGGATGTCTTTTATATAGGTCCTACTTTCCAGCAAGCTAAAGACATTATGTGGAATATGCTGAAGGAAATGGGCGGTGACTTGATTGCTGACGCTTATGAGAACACAGCTCGTTTAACACTGACTAATGGTAGGAAGATATTCCTTAAAGGTTCTGACAGACCTGATACCTTACGTGGTGTCGGTTTAGCTTACGTTGTTATGGACGAATACGCTTCAATGCGTCCAGATGTGTGGGAAATGATTATTAGACCTACACTTGCGGACGTTAGAGGTGGTGCTATGTTCATTGGTACTCCAGCTGGTAAGAACCACTTCTATGATTTGTATATGGAAGCTGAGAAGAACGATGATTGGGATACCTTCTCGTTTAACTCCACAGATAACCCGTATATCCCTAAAGACGAGATTGAATCCGCTAGAAGCTCCATGTCATCTATGGCATTTAGACAAGAGTTCGAAGCATCGTTTGAAACCTTCTCTGGTGGTATCTTTAAAGAAGAATGGTTCCTACAAGGTCCTGAACCTGACCAAGGTAACTACGTTATTGCTGTTGACCCTGCGGGCTTCGAGGCTTCTGATAAGGAACGAGGACTTAAATCATCTAAACTGGACGAGACTGCTATTGCTTTGGTGAAAGTAGACCGTGATAAGTGGTGGGTTAAGGATATATTGCACGGTAGATGGTCAATTAAAGAAACAGCTGCTAAGATACTTAAGGCTGCTGAGGTAAATGAAGCTACTACTGTAGGTATTGAGACAGGTTCATTGAAGAACGCTATCATGCCTTACCTAGAAGATGAGATGAGACTGAGTAATCGCTTTGTTCACATCTCTGAGTTACGCCATGGTGGTAAAAAGAAGTCAGAACGCATCACTTGGTCACTTCAAGGGCGTATGGAACACCAACAAATCACATTTAATGAGGATAAAGACTGGAGATTCTTCGTTTCACAGATGATGGACTTCCCCTCACGTCTATCACATGATGACCTGCTAGATGCCTTGTCTTATATAGACCAGGTAACTGTTTCAGACTTCGCTAACTCCATCGAATTAGATGAAGATTGGGAGCCTGAAGATGAAATTGCAGGTTATTGATTAAATTAACTTCCTTTATTGTTTACTTTATGATATATTACGCCTAAATTCCTAGAGAAATCAAACACTTATGTTCGATAACAAAGAAACACAGTACAAAGCTCTAGCGTCTTGGCTTACATATAGATTAGAAAGCTGGCGTAATCACCGTGATGTTAACTATGTTGACAAATGGGATGAGTACTACAGACTTTGGCGTGGTATCTACCTCGCAACAGACCGTACGCGTGAATCTGAGAAGTCTAGGCTTATAGCTCCTGCTCTACAGCAGGCAGTTGAGTCTTCAGTTGCTGAGTTAGAGGAAGCTACGTTCGGTCGGGGTAAGTGGTTTGACTTACAAGACGATATGCTTGACCAAGACAAGTCTGAAGCTGAATACATCCGTAACTTATTACAAGAAGACTTAGAAAAGACTGGTGTTAAAGACGCTATCGCTGAGATATTCTTAAATGGTGCTGTTTACGGTACTGGTGTTGGTAAGATTGTTGTTGAACAGAACATTGAAAGAGTTCCAGCTGAAGTTCCTGTAGAAGGTACGATGGCAGCAGTCCGCCAGATGCTAGAAGTGCCTATCCTTGATATTAAAGTTGAACCTATCTCACCGAAGGAGTTCTTAATTGACCCCGCTGCTAATTCAATCAATGAAGCGTTGGGTGTTGCGCACGAAGTCATTAAGCCACGGTATCATGTTGTTGATGGTATTAAGTCTGGCATTTATCGTGACGTTCCCCTTGATGGTGATTATGATATTGTACGCTTTGGCTACGACTCTGAGACCAAACAAGCTGATGAAAGCGATTCAGTTAAGATTACAGAGTATTGGGGCTTAGTTCCTAAGAGATTCCTGAAAGCTACTACTGATAAAGATGACTTTGAGTACACTAAGAAAGATGAGCTAGTTGAAGCTGTAGTAACTATTGTTAATGATGAGTTTATTCTAAGGGCTGAAGAAAATGCCTTTATGATGAAGGATAGACCTTTCATTAGTTACCAGCACGACATCGTCCCTAACAAATTCTGGGGCAGAGGCGTATGTGAAAAGGGATATAATCCCCAAAAAGCACTTGACGCTGAGATGAGAGCTAGAATAGACTCACTTGCCCTAACGACCACCCCTATGATGGCAGCAGATGCGACCAGATTACCAAGGGGTGTAAAGTTTGAGGTAAGACCTGGCAAGACTGTACTAACGAATGGTAACCCACGCGATGCTATTATGCCATTGGACTTGGGAACCACAGACCAATCTACATTTACTCAGGTCGCCTCACTTCAAAACATGATTCAGATGGGTACTGGCTCTGCTGATGTAGGTACTGCCGAAAGAGCTACCTCTTCAGGTATGTCAATGGCACAATCTGCGTCTATCAAGAGACAGAAGCGTACCTTAATGAACTTCCAGAACACTTTCCTAATCCCAATGATTAATAAATCAATGTGGAGAAAGATTCAGTTTGATGTTGACCGCTACCCCGTTACTGACTACAAGTTTGTACCATATTCAACTATGGGTATTATGGCTAAAGAGTTAGAAATGACTCAGATGGTTCAGATGTTACAAGCTATTCCTAAAGATTCACCTGCTTTCAACGTAATACTACTGTCAATGATGCAGAACTCTTCTATTCACAACCGTGACCAGATTGTTCAGCAACTACAGCAAGGTAATCAACCTAATCCTGAAGCGCAACAGATGGAACAAGCTCACATGCAGTTACAGATGCAGCAAGCACAGGCGGATATACAGAAGACACAAGCTATGGCCGAAGAAGAAAGAGCTAAAGCTGCTAAGTGGTATGCTGAGGCACAAGAATTAGCCCCTAGTGAACTGAAGTATCAAGAAAGCACCATTAATCTTCAAACGAAGATGATGGGTCTTGAGAAAACTAAGGCTGACATTCATAATAAGAACTCTGAGACAGCTAGAAACGTACCAGAGGTAGAACATTTGAAGTCTGAGACTGCATTAAACTTAGCTAACGCTAGAGCTACTGCTTCTAAGACTAATATTGAAACAATGTATCAATGAAGACAGACGAAGAGTTTTTAAAAGATAGATTAGACTTATTCGAGACTGCTGGTTGGTTGGATTTGGTAGAAGAATTAAAGAACATGGAAGTAGTTGTACGAGATGTCGACACTATAACCACGGAAAAAGACCTTTGGCATGCTAAGGGTCAGTTGCAACAGCTAGGCTTATTATTAAGCTTAGAAAGCGCAACTAAACTAGCGATGGATAACCTAGGTAACTAGAGCCATCATAAAATAACTTCATAACCCTTCGGGGCGGAGACTAAAGCAATGAGTATAGTAGTAGATAGCGCACCTGAAGGTGTAGTAGAACAGGTAACAGAAACTCAAGAGGTTACACAAGAGGTTCAGCAAGAAGAAATTCAAACTGAGCCAACTTATGAAGCACCTGAGAAGTATGCTGGGAAGACATTAGAAGAAGTGATTGATATGCACCAAAATGCCGAGAAGGTATTAGGTTCACAGGGTCAGACAGTTGGAGAGCAGCGACAGCTAATCGAACAACTTATGGCACAGTCACAAGCGAGTCAAGCTACTGAACCAGTTGAAGAAGCTGTCAGTTTTGAGGATACTTTCTACGATGACCCTGCGAAAGCGGTTAATTCAGCGATAGAAAACCATCCTGAGAT